GCGCCTCTCGCCACAGCATTATTGCGCAAACACAATCTACTTCGGTTTGTGTATCAAGATAATTTTGAATCAATCCAATGTCCGGATCCTCTTCAAGATATGCCGTCTGCATCTCCAACGCGGCATCTTGCAAGCGTTTCGGCAAGACAAGTGACGGCTTATCATTCGCCTGGTAAAACAGATCCATTGCTTCGCCCCACGCCTGCGCCATCTCTGCTTTAGTTGCAAGTTCATTTTCAAAGATGTCGAATGCTATCGGACGGATCCCGCACGTTACCGGCAGGAATCGTCTATTGCCTGTTCGATCTGTCAGAAAATCAACAGGATTCGATGTGCCGGCGAGGATAGACATTCTCGGACGCTGTTCTGTTCGTCGTTCGTAAGGAGCGCGATACGTATCAACTCTCGATGTTATGAATGATTTGATCGTCTCCACATCCTTCGTGCGCTTTGTAGCTTGCAACTCCGCAAGTTCAGCAATCCATATACCGCGTAGTTTTTCGAATGCTTTGTCCCCGTCCAGTGTATTGAAATTGTCATGGAACCATTTATCATTCATTGTCAGCAGCCGTAAGAATGTTGATTTGCCTGTACCTTGACCGCTGACCAGAACCATCATGTAATCAAATTTGCATCCAGGTTCATATATCCGTCGAATTGCTCCAAGCATAAACAGCTTCATAACTTCGGTTGTATATTCCGTCTTATCCGCTCCGAGCATGGCTGGCAATAGATTTTCAATGTGTTTGTTGCCATCCCATCGCTCATAGCATTCTTCGAGCATATCTTTAATCGGATTAACCTTGTACTTGCTACTAACTGTTGTGAGCGCATCCATGATCTTTGTCATATCCTTAATGCCGTACTTGTTTTCGATGTATAGTTTCAAGTTAGCATCATCGATGTTAGTCCATTCGCGCCATCCGCGCCCCTGTCGCCATGGGAGTGTTCCATAAACGTTTGGCGCATATGCAATTTCGTTGTATCTGATCCGACCGAATAACGACTTATCAAACTCAATCGCTTCCGCAGCATTCTTGATTGATTGAATCGGTTTATCTGTAATGTTGCCGTCCTTGTCCACCTTGTACTGGATCTTCGGCTCTCTCCATTCGGGCATCCCCTTCTCGATCACATCCAGCTCGCCCTTGTGGTGCCGGAGTGCACTCGCAACAACTTGTTTTACTTCATCCACATCCATTGGTGTCTCACACGCCGTCATGTTTGTTTCATTGACAGCTGCAAAAATTGCCGAGTCTGGAAGCCCCTTAGATTGAAGCGAACAGGATAGTTTGTACAACGTATCGTTGCGCTTACCATTTGGGATAGTGGCTGGAAGCGAAAACTCTTCTCCGTCTTTCTCATGGCCGATAGACAAAAACTGTCTGACCGTTTCAGTTATTTCTGCGATTGGAGTCTCATCTGGCGCATATTCCCATTGATATTCCGTGCCGTTTGGATGAACGGACGGCGGAGCGATAATGTATCCGCCCTCTCCACGTACATCTATTCCGTCAAGGATTCCTGCGCGGTTTGTGATATCAGTTCCGGTGTAATGAAAAAAGATATGGCTGCCGCCTCGCCCTGTAATGGAGCGAACTGTCTCCGGAAACTCACCGTTATCATGCTCCCATCGTCTTAATTCTTCATAACCGTCAAGACCTTTGTCTTCATCCAGATCGAGATCAATCACTATGAGGTTAGACATTGAACCTGTAGCGATTCCGATCGATGCGTCCGGGTATTTATTCCACCAGAACTTGATCGCTCCTATGTCTCGCTTTGCATCCTTGCATCCGTGTGGAGTGAGTGGCTTTTTATCAGATTGGCGAACAGGAAATATAGCCCATTTATACTTTGTCGCATATTCGATTGCCGCCTCTTCCATTGTCATAGTTACTTAGTATCTCCGTTATTTGCTTTCCTGATTCGGCTGGAGCACAGAACAAAAACTGCACTCCATACCGATCAGATATAGTCTCCATTGCTTTCTGTAATCGTGGCCCCTGTACACAATTTGGCGAGTAAATCACACGCGGATTAATCCATTTATGGACCTCTTCGAGATCGCTGATCCCGACATCGTTCTCGACTAATATGATTAGCTGACATCCTGCATCTCTCGCAGCTTTGCACTCATTGATAAAACGTTTGTGCTCTTTACCGCATATATTTGCGGCGATTTCATCGATATTGGCCTTCGTGTCTATCGACACCGGCGGAACCGGAGCGTAATCACCGAACGGTAATTTACATCGGACCACGCCGATCTTGTTGTCGTCAAAATAGGCATGTTTAATATCGTGCTTACCCGCCTGTTGTCTTGTATCTTCTTGAATGTACATTAAAATGGGATCTCTTCATCAGTGCCAGCAGGAACGTCAACGCTGAAATCTGATGTTGGACGTGCTTCGGGCAGTCGTTTTGGCTCTGGCGTTTTCTGCTCCGCCAACTTATCAATGGGGAATTCATGATTAACAATCAAACGTGTGCGCTTATCGCCTGAATTGGAATAGTATTCTTCTTCCTGGAATACGATGCCAAGCTGCTTTCCAATCAATGTGGATTCATCGCTATTGACATTGCCTGCGTCAAACACGAAGTTGCCATTACTTTTGCTTACCGCACTACAAAACCGTTTGAACATTCCAAGTGCTGTCGGCTTGTATGATCTTGCGTATGCACCCATCCATTCCCAATCTGGATGGCTCTCCCTTGCTTTCGTATAATAGCCTTTGAATTCACCTTGATCGATGTCGTAACTGATCTTTAAGTATTCGCGATCTTCCACATCTTTTATTGCCGTGATCTTGCAGATGTACGGTCCTGCTGCCGGTTTGCTGAAATCTCCTGCTTCGCGTACTTCTGTCATGTCAATCCGCTTCATTGAAATTCCTCCTTAATCATCTAAAAACCATGCTGTGTCTTTGTTTATTTCTTCAACAATGTCATCGTCATCATTTCCAGACATGTCTGTGAATAGAAATGAACGCCAATCAATTCCTTCTTTATCCATCTTTATTCTCATAGGCTCGATCGTTCGTTTCAGTGATTCACTCCATTGGAAAAGAGTTATAAAACATGGCAGTAAATCATTCCACGATTCAGCCAAGTAATAACCACGCTTGCAAGATAGCGGATACCATTTGATGAATTTTTCAAGATTTTCTTCAGAGCATCTACGCATATACTTGATGACTGTTGAAAGCTGACCAACTGATAACCCCGCATTTTTAGCAAGTAAATCGCGTGGATACGGAGTATCTTTTGTCGAATCTTTAAGTAATGCCGCAACTGTATTTGCTACATTTGGCATTTCGTCTGAAGTAAGTCTCATAATTAGAATTCCTCCAACGCCTTATTCTTTCGTTACCTCTTCTAAATCATTTTTTAATTTTGAAATCCTATTCCTGATATTGAACGCTTCTGCGATTAGTCCTGGCGGAACATTCTGATCCGCTCCGATATCAGCGGCTATCTCCTGAAGACCACCGATCATGCATTCGAGAAGTTCTAAGTTAGTTTTTGTCATAATCCGTAATACTCCCTGATTTTTTCATCAACTGCCTTTAAATCGTTCGGGATCTCCAGATCAAACATATCCTCCGGAGATTTAGCGGTTGATTGTCCATTAGCTTGCGTAAAGAACTTATGATCCTGACAATACAGGACAATATCGAAACAACCTTCCACTGTTAGCTTCTCATCGAGCATCTTGCCGATCGTCTTCGTTTTCTCCCGGCCATCTGTGTCCGCTTCGGAGTGGTGGAGGAAATAAACGATCTTATCCTCCTGATCAAGCTCATTAATAAAGTGGATGAGGTTCCGGAAGTTGGCAGCCATCGCGACAAACTTATCGTAGCCCTTCTCATAAGCCCGATCGAACAGCTCATTTACCAACAAATACTGAGAATCATCAATCACAACGCTTTTGACTTTTGCTTTCTCGATCACGTTCTCCAGCCACACATACTTAGCGCGGTTGATTGCTCCGTAGCTTTTAGCATCTGCGCTGCCTTCTCCATACTTCGGGATCCGCAGGACCTTGATCTCGGATCTGAACGGCAGCCGTCCTTTTTCAACTGAAATAACTCCTACTTCTTCCGGATCAAAGTTTTTCAGACTGTATGTCTTACCTGATCCGCTTCTTCCCATTACCAGAACTGGAATTGCCATGTTTTACCTCCTTTGTACTAAAACCAAAAACTCTGAATGCCTCATCCGTCCATTCATTGAACTTCCGTTCGTCGCGCTCGGACTTCATCGGCAATTTGTAGAACTGTCTTACTCCGTTCTGCAACTCATCCATTGTCCTGACATCCTTAATCAATATCGGTGCCATGTTCATACCCCCTGTCTAATAACCTTTGAATGATTTCCTCCCCGTCGAGATCGGTCAGCAATAAGAACCATTCAGATCGGAAGAATTCCATCGCGTCGATCTTCCAGTGCATGTCATTACCTAACAAATCCTTTGCGGCTTGGTGACAGATCCCCTCGATCAATAAGTCATATTCATCAATCTTCCGAATGTCTGACCGTCTTAAATACTGCATTTACTCACTCTTTGCTAACAAAATTTCATCTACTTCCATATCCACTTGATCCCACTGATCCCCATCGGAAACTTCGTCTGCGTCATACCAATGCGGATCGTGTGCAACCTGGTATTGATCCCAATATGCATCTTCATTGATCCCGTACATAATCACACCAACCTATGAAGTGGACATTTACTACATCGTCTTTCGAACATCGATTGCATATAATCGTCATCTATGCCGTCCGTATCAGTCGGTTTGTAGATGATCGGATACTTGCAATAATGATCGCAAATTTCTTCACATACTTCTGCAAGCTGCTCGGCTACCGTCTTCTCGCTGCTCACCTGAACCACCTCCTGCCATTGTCAATGAACACAACAGCACCCAACATGAACAGCGTGATACTAAACGCTATACCAGCAATCGCTACAAGTGTTCCGACATTGATTAATAATGCTTCCATGCTCTCCCTCCTTACTTGATGCCAAGATATGAATTGATTGTGTGCTGCTCCCCTAATGTAATCGTCTCCGGATGCGCGAACCGCCTCTGACAAGTACTGATCGACCAGCCGGTGATCCGAATGATGTCAGATCTTGTTGCGCCCGTCAGTTTCATATGCTTGACCACTTCTGAAATATAGACCTCTGGTTTCATCCCTACTCCTTTTCCGACTCCACCACAGAGCCGCATGAAATTGATTCTTAAAAGCTCCCACTTAAAAATCTTTTGTTGTTATTTTTTGTTGTGCACGCAAAAAATGAATATCTTTATGGACCTTCCAGTCATTCCATAAATATTCGATTGACAAGTTACGCTCATGCGGCTTTGAAGTGGAGCCGATCAAATTTATTTTGATATCTCAGGCACAAAAATAGCGTCAAACGGCATTTTATACATTCGACAAAGTTCTTGTACCTGGCTAATGGTTGGAGATGTCCGCCCCTTCTCCCAATTAACAACCGTGTTTGGTGTAATGTGGAGAATCTCAGCGACATCCGCCTGCGTCATATTCGCATTTACGCGAGCTGCCGCGAGGCTTATTTTTATTTTTTTAGCCATGTAATAATTCCTCCTTCGCATCAATAATAAATCAAATATAATTTGATGTCAATAGAAAATCAAATATTTTTTGATAAAATTATTGATTAGTTTTGATTTCAATACTAAAATAATGATGTGGGAGGTAGAAATCATGAAGAATCAGAACAGAACATTCAGTATGAATCTGAAACGATTATTGAGTGAAAAAGGAGTTTCACAAGCTGAAGCTGCAAAGGCTGTCGGAGTATTGCCGCAGACATTTAACACATGGACGCAAGGTATAGCATTTCCCCGTGCTACCAAGCTCCAGCGAATTGCTGATTATTTTGACGTATTCAAATCAGAATTAATCGAAGACAACACCGAACATGCAAAACGGATGGCCATGTATGCTTCCATGCTCTCAAAATTGGATCAACTTGACGAAATTGACCGCGCTAAAATATCAGAACGAATCGACACTCTATTAGAATCGGACAAATACCATGAAAATTAGACAACTCCCCTCCGGAGCATGGACAACTCAAGTGCAGGTGAACGGTGTCCGGAGGTCGTTCACGCATAAATCAAAAACCGAACTGCGCAAGATGGCCGAGGCTTATCGTCAGAACGCGTCAGATGTGCCACACGCTCCGTTAGGTGTATTGATCGACAATTATATAGCATCGAAGCGGAATGTCCTCTCTCCGTCCACTGTAGCACGCTATGAGCAAATCAGGAGGCTTGACTTCCAGCGATTAATGACCGTACCGACGAATGAGATCACATCGGAGCGGATGCAAACGGAAATAAACCTCATGGCCGCAACACACTCCCCGAAATCAGTTCGAAATGCATATGGATTAATATCAGCCGCCGTTAATCAAGCATCAGGAAGGAGATTTAACGTGACTTTACCGAAAAGTAGAAAAATAGAATACTCAGTACCGACCACCGATGACGTTCTCGCGCTCTGTGAGGCCGCAGGAGACAATTTACGTACCGCGATCATGTTAGCGGCCTTTTGCGGACTCCGGCGCGGAGAAATCGCCGCTCTCGAAGACTCAGACATATCAGGGAACATGATCCACATCAACAAATCATATGTTTACGACGATAATCGAAGAATTGTCAGCAAGTCCCCGAAGACATACTCATCAGATCGATATGTCACCGCGCCTGATGTGGTCATCCAACAAATCAACGGTAAGTCAGGCCGTGTGTGCCCGATCAGTTTAAATTCAATTACTCGAAGATTTACGGAATTAAGAGATAAGCTCGGAATGAGTTGCCGATTCCATGACCTCCGGCATTACTACGCATCCGCGCTTCATGCGATCGGAGTTAAAGATCAATACATAATGAAGTTCGGAGGATGGAAATCAACTCATGTTTTGAATGCGGTTTACCGAGACACTTTGGATGATTTTGAGCTGCGAGCAGCAGACCAGGCAGCATCATTTTTTGATCAGAGTGCAAACAAAATGCAAACGGACACCCGATAAAACCTGTAAATATCAACAATGAATACGGGTTCGAATCCCGTATGCTCCACTTTTTCAAGATTCCGCGTAAATACGCATATTCCGCGTAATTGCGCGGTTTTTTGATGTTTTGAACAGTGTCAGATTTGACCGAAAACGTTCAAATTTGACCTGATTTTATCATATTTGACGATCAAAGTGCAAATGAAATGCAAACGAAAAAAGGGCCGCTGATGTGCGCCAACATCATCAACGACCCTACACCAGAAGTATTGCGGACGGCCGAAAAAGAACACAAAAAAGAACCGCCCGCCATGCAAAGGAGTTTCACCGGCTGAAAAACCGGAAAGAACGCACGAAGCTGTGACACCTCATGCGCTATACAAAAGTAGGTGATCTTATGCTTTCGCTATAAACCATTCCGGCTTAGCGATATCAGAATCAAGAAGCCATTTGTTGAATATGCTTGTCATGTACCAGTTTCCGTTTAATCCTTTCGGCGGTTTACCGAAATAATGCTCGGCAATCGTCATGATCTCCTGTTGCTCTTTCGGACGCATCAGGATTAACAACAATAACTGTGTTCGCAGAACATCCTTTTCAAGAGTTGTCAGCTTGCCATACACGTTCTTTTTAGTGTCACGCCGAGTGATCATGAATTGAATGAATCCGAATAATGCTTGAGATGCTAAAACTGCTCCGACTATTGTTAATATCATTGCCCCCATGATGACACCTGATTTCTACGCTCTACTAAGATATGCGGAATGAACATATCCAACGTGCTTACCCGCGATCCTGATCTTATACCACGTCGAGCCATCTTTCGCTTTTGCGGTTCCGATAACATCGACTAAATTACTATATCCAAGCTTCGGATACGATGCGAGGTTGTTATAACCAGTACCTGGACCCGTCCTGACGTTCAAACGGTTAGCTGTGACCTTGCCGACCCACGTCTTATACCCGGACGATGCAGCCGGTTTCGCTGCGCTTGATCCTGCTTTCTTGATATAAGCTGCGTTTACCCATCCATAATATTTAGCTGCAATCCTGACATAGTACCATGTGCCGCCGTCCGATGCTTTTGCCGTATCGCAAACGTCTACTCTGTTTGTGATGCCAAGCTGCGGATAATTTGCAAGCTTGCTATATGACACTCCGGGACCCGTTCGAACATTCAGAGTGCTTGCTGTCACTTCTCCGACCCACTGCGGAGTGGTCTTACCTTTTTTCGATGCCGGAGTTGACGGCTTTGATGGAGTGGATGGAGTAGCCGATCCACCGCCGAGTTGACGCGTGACTTCGGTTGCGAGAGTGCCAAGTCTTGAATACAACCAATCGCCCGGACATGCTTTATTAGCAAACCACCGATGCACGGTCAGTACCATTTCGGCCGGAGCTGGATTGTAGTTCAATGATTTCGTTTTATCCCCGAACCATATTAGCTTCTTTTTGCCGTTCCGCTTGCAAATGTCCACACACAATTTTACAAGGCTATTCCATACATTCGTATTCATGGCATACGGATGCTTTGTATCTGATGCGCATTCGATCGTGACCGCCCTCTGATCATTAGCATTCGAAGATGAGCACCAGGAGCGGTTCTTTTCTTCGACGATTAGAACGATATCTCCGGCGGTTCCGATGCCGTAGTTGCATGATGCCTGTCTTGACTTTGATCTAAAGCATCCACCGATCCCCGCGCCTGATAGCTGACCGACCACACAATGCGGAGTAATCCGATCGATTGAGTGTGTACGAGTGCCGGAGTGGTTCGGACTGAGATATGCAGCCTTTGCGAGTGAACTGTTACTATATGCCATTATTCGTCATCCCCTTTGCCGTTTGTAATCTCGTCGAGTGTTTCCTGTGTCGTCTCGACACCTTCTTCGATGATGATGTCTTTGTCATCCATTGTCGTTCTCCTTATCTACTTCCGGGAGTCCTGCAAGACTCGTCAGAATACTAAGAATGCCAGCCAATAATGAGGCTGACACTATATACTTCCAATCTACTTCTGAAATCACAACCGCAGTTCCGATTGATGCAACCGCTGCCTGTGCGATTGTTTTGACCGCTCTGATCGCGGCTGCTTTAATCCATTTCTTCCAAAATTCACGCATCTTTAATCCTCCGCTAATTTCTTTCCGCAGTTCGGGCAGTAGGTAGGCTCTTTCCATCCGTCCTTTGTTCCGACATCACATATCACGTCGCAACGACAAGCGGGGCAATGGAGCATCTCCTTGTAGATTTCGACCTCATAGCCTGTCCGTATCCAGTACATTTTTGTTTCCATGATTTCTCCTTTGCGCAAAATAAAAGCACGCCCACGCGTGCGAGTGTTGATGTTATTCAGCGATATAATCACCTTATGCGGTTCATGATGTAAACCTCGTTAAACTGTACCACATAATAAATAAACTGTTTGCGTCACGCCATTTAAAGATTTACTTTTGAGTAATCGGATTGTTGTTTCGTCCTGAAGAAAAACAGTGTCGGCACCGCCATTTGTTGCGGAGCCAAAACAAACAGACAGCATTGTTTTTCCTGCGGGGATATAACTCGATACGTTTACGTCTATATAATATTTTCCGCTCCAAGATGAAGAACCGGAAATATTATTGACTTTTACTTCGACTCGTTCTAAATCTTTTGCATGGTCTGCCAAATAATCACATATCTGATCTAAATTCGCCATAGTTTGACCCTTTCTTTTGAATTTGAGAAAGAGCCAAAAAAGAAATCATTGCCACTTACCGAACACGTGCACGCTTACCGCACTACCTACTGTACCGCCGTTGCCTCTGTACGTGTCGTACCGTGTGAACTGCGTTTCCGAATACGTCACGTCACCCACGATACCGAGCGCGGCACTTGCCGGAGTAATTAATAGCGTCGGCTTTTCAGTGAACGCAAACGGGAAATTGCTGTTGACCGTGTAGGTTCTGTAGTACAAATTACCGAGCTGTGCGCCATTGCCTGACGTCGGCGCGAAATAGCCGAAGCACTCCGCAAATCCGTTTGCGTACTTACGATAACTCCAGTCTCCGCTTGTGCCTTGCTCAACGATTGTATTGTCACCAATATGCGAAATGATCTGATCAAGGGATGCCATCACTGCCACCCCCTTTTGACTCTTTCGGTTTTTAAGTTAGTTAGTCGGGAGTACCCCCCCTAAAATGTTTTAGAGTTTCTAAAATTCTTTGCATGTTAGATATCCTCCATGTTGTTTGATTCCGCATTTGTAGACATCCTGCCCGATGACAAACTGGACACGCTCGCTGTTGTATTCCCGAGTATTGCATCCCATTTTGCTATGGTGGCTGCTGTCAAAAACGTAGAATCAGTTAGCACCGCTACATTATTAGTGACAATAGAACTTCCGTTATATGTAACATCTACTACCATGATTTAACTCCCTAATATATCATTCCATTTTGATATTGTTGCCGCACTTAAGAGATCATCATCGGACAGCTCCGCAACATCATTGACAACGATCGATGTGCTATTAACCGTGAAATCAGTAATGCCGAGATCGCTTAACGTATTGAATACGTTCAAAATAAGCGTCTCGACATTATTGATATTGCTCCAGAGCATGTCATTTGTCATGGTCAACACTGTGATATGCACATTGTTGGCAAGTGCTCTGATCATGTCTAACATTGATTCCCAGAACGATCGCTCGATGATATCATTCGCTGTCCATGATGTCTTAGAAATACTGGCCGAACCATATATCGCTTCTTGCAAAAATGCCACATTCTCCGTTATTCGGTTCATGTCGGCGTATGTCATCATGGCCGTTCCGTCCGTCCGATCTGTTACCGGAGTTCTCCACGTTGCTGCCAATTAGATCATCCCCTTCCGATAGGTTATTGTTGCAACCGTTCCGCCTCCTTCATGCCTCAAGCTGATCGATTCAATCGTGCACACTTCCTGAGTGCCGTCCAGCCGGTTGAAAGTGAAGAAATCTCGCGGCTGCATTCGCGGATCACCCTTCCAGGTGAACGACCCTGTTTCGTTCGAGCGATACAACAGATTTTCAAGTGCTTTTTTGGGTGCAAGCTCTATATAGTATCTTGCAGCCCGAACTTTCATGAGGCCATTCCACCCCGTCTTGCTCGCGGATACATCAACACCAATGACATTCCTGGTATACTTTGTTGTGCCTTCATTGACATTAAAACCGCGCCCATATGTCTCAAGAGATAGCGTTGTTTCGTCTGTGTCTGATGGCCAGTTATCTCTAATATCTGACCAACCAACCCAATTAAAAAATGGAGCATACCTTATATTACTTAATTCTTTGTTGCTTTCGACACCTCGATCATAAAGAGCGCGACCATATATCCAACTGCCTAAATATGGATGTGCTCCGCCCCATTGAGGATCTATCGGCAAATCTAAGAAATCATCAGTTTCCGTGCGGAATATCGAAGGCGTACCAGCATACCATATTTGAAATGTTGAATAATCCCCATACTCAAGTGCTGCACCGCTATATTTGAAAGCAGTACCGCCGCCATTCATTTTAATAGTGCTGCGGCCTATCGTTCGAACAGCTGCTGTCGGGAATGTAATGCTTGCATACTTTCGATCAGAATGTTCACTGATATCGCCACACTCACTCTCGCTAATCGTCCATTTAACAGATGGCTTCGTCCAGTACAATGTCGGGATACCGGCATCGACATATGTCGGCCAGAATGATCCAATACTGAATTCGCCCGATAAGAAATTAAAGTGCAGTAAATTAATGAAATTCGCAAAGAAATCTCTCTGTGATTGCCGCTTGACTATTGAGCAGATATTTCCCCCCGTTTCATAAGAGTCGATTGTTTCTGCTGGAGGTTCTTCGTAGTTAACAAGCTCAACGCCCGCCATTGCAACTTGATCCGCCATTGCGGAATATAATCTGCGGAATACTCCGCGCACGTTCGATGTCGGAATAACTCCCGTATTAACTTCACCAATGAAGAACGGGAATGTTTCCTTATTCATTTTCGAAACAGCGTCCGTACCTTTGAATGTGATCACTCGGTCATTCCATGTTGCCGGTTCTGACAAATAGAACTTCCTGACCGGACTCAAATCACCCTCATATCCTGCTTGATATAAGATCGGCTTATCATCGCGGACGGTTGACATCATCTGCGATATATCATCCGCATAATATGCCCTGACCTCAATCTCTGATTCAGGGAATGCCGGATCAATCGGTTTCAAATCAGCTCGCAATGACAAGTTGACGCTGATTAGATCCTCATTTGTAAAATTGAGAGTGAAGCCTGATGTGATTAATGCAATCTGAATTCTTCTGCTTGATGAACTTGGAGCAAAATACAGAATGGCTGAGGTTGTCTCTCCAGTCGGAATTGTTACGGATCCACTTGTCGCGTCATACTCTTCTCCGTTATATGTCACTGTTGATGCATTCTCTACGATGACGGTCAATGATGTGATATTGATCGAGCTTGTTATTCTAAGCCCGACGCGGTTTCCGACATTACCTCGAATCCCAATCTTGCCATTGGCCGCTGATGCAGCAACAGTCGAATCATATAATTCATGCGTATCATCAAGCGGGAATCCTCCTCTGGACAAGTCAGCAATTAACCTCATTGGGTATTCTTGCTGAATTGATGTATAATCGTATATCTTCGGAGAATATTGATAAGAATTTAAATTCAATGCAATGTCATCATCAATCGCATCAAGCGTGATATATACTTGCATTGCATCTCTTAATTTCTTTGCATTTTGAGTATCAATTGCACTCATGCTTATTCACCTATAGGATGAGAGTCAAGGAACCTGATCGAGCACGACACGTCACTCCACCAATATTCGCCTTCAAACTTGTGCCGATTCCGCATAGACACAACTGAATTCCTGATGATCGTTTCCTCAATGGCATCGCTTGTCGGATCGTCGAATGTTAATACCGATTCTCCATCAATAGCGATCAGTTTCTCAACGTCCACTTGCCTAAGTGCTGTCCATGTCCAATCCATATCGGCATACTTCCAACCGATTCGATCCGCTCGTGTCGCACCCGTACATGTTGTGTAAGATCCGCCATAGATGTCTTCACGTTTCACCGCAAAATTAAGCGGACGCGGAAGTACCACTGCATCATTTATAGCTATCGATATATCAAATCTGTCTTCCGCTATATTCGAAGTGTCAAAGTAATTTTGACCAATCTCCGGAGTGATCGTTTGCCCTGTCAGCGATGACGTCACAGGTGATGCAAGCGGATACATGATTTGTACAGGCCGCCCTGCTGTCTGTTCCGCATCAAGCCAAGAAGTGAATTCGGCCAAACTTGCAAAGTGTGAGCTGAAATCGCAAATATAGACTGATCCGCCGTCATAATAAAATGATCCGAATTGGTTAAGCGTCGTTTGTGCTCCCCATTTGAAATGAGATGATATACATTTTGTCGTATCATATGACGCATGTTGTATGTCTTGCATTGCGGAGATATCTGCGTAGAATCCGCGTGTCGCTGTGCCGCTATCCATTGTCCACGTTTGAGCTGATGAAGTAAGCGTGATAATTCCATAATTAGATACTAATGCCCCGCTGACAAATTCAAACGTGCCATCATAGACGGTACGGCCAAGCGCTTTTGTGTAAATCCTTTCGTATGAAGTGGACATATCTACGCGATCATACAGATTGAGCGATGACGTTCCGGAGATGGGGCAGACATTCGAATACGGAGAATAATTACTTCCTCTCTTAGAATAAGTAGTGACCATTGGACGGAATGTCATACCGTTTGTGTTGGTTCCGCTTTCTACAGAAAGACCGATGAGTAAATCATCTCTATTGCCTCTATAGATAAACTCGATCCCGTTTCCGTCATCATAGACAAGACCATCATAATCACTATTTAATAAGTATCCGACACCAGTAGCAGCATAATTCCTTGAATCACCGTATATATAATATCTAGCGCCTTCTGTTAATGCGGTACCGATGTTATACCAAAGTGAAAATGTGATGTTCTGTGTAGCCGTTCCGCTTAAAGATACGGTCCCGTCAGAAGACACGGTAAACGTCACACCGTTCCTCGTCATCGTCTGTGAGGTATATGGAAACGGCAACAAATTATCACCGGCTCCTGCCGCCCACGGACAGTCATACCCATTTAGATACTGAATCGCAGTTATGTCTACTTTCGCAGAAGGAACAACTGCCATGCTTGTAGCCTCTACCGCTATCTGCTTTCCGTGATATGTCACGCTCTGTGTGCTTTCCGGGCTAAATACTCTGATCGTATCGTATTGTTTCGATGTCATCCTAATTGCCTCTTATACGTGTCGTACATCTTGACAGTTTCCTCACCCATTTTCGGACCGCTTGGATACAGATAGATCGGAATCACAATATCACCCTGACCGCCTGTATTAGCTGCTGCAATTGTAGCCATACCATTGACAATCGAATCACCAACAGAATCAGCACGTCCCCAGAACGAATCATCCCCATTTGCACGCACATTAAAATCACCGGCAAACGCTGGTTGTAATCCGTTTGTAACGTTGCCCATAGCTGACATGATGCCGGTCCCAAGCTGATTTGTTGCTTTCATAACCGTGCTTTCAGCGCTGAGGATACCTCCGGCAAGACCTTGATCAATCATCTTGCCGATCCATGCCATTTCTTTTGACGGCGATGCAATTCCGAAGAAATCCAAAATGCCATCCCAGATGCCGTCAAGAAAACCGCTGATTTTATCCCACAGCCAATCGCCCGCATTCTTGATACCATTCCATAAGCCCTTAATCAAATCAAGACCAACATCTGACATGATATCCCAAGCATTCGCAAATGCATCAACGATAGAGCTGATGATTGTCGGGATCGCTTTGACAATCCCTTTGATGATTTTCGGGAGATTCTCGACCAGTGCGATAAACAGCTGCACACCGGCATTAATAATCAAATCGATATTATCAGCAAGGGTCCCGATGATCGCATCTAATATTTGCGGAAGTGCATCAACAATCGTATCGATAATCACTGGCAGGTTTTCAATCAACGCTGTAAACAACGTAATACCCGCATCGATGATAAGTGGTAAATTCTCAACAACCGCTGTGATAATCGCATCAATAATCGGCGGCAATGCCTCAACGATTGTGCCAATAATAAGCGGTAATGCCTCGACAAGTGCAGTAAACAATGTAATTCCTGCTTCTACCAACGGCGGCAAGATGACCGGAATCAGCTGCACGATTGCATCAATGATCTGCGGAAGAACTGCAAGAATCTGTTCGATAATCTGCGGAAGCGCATCCACCAACGCAGTAAATAACGTGATACCAACCTGAATCATCTGCGGAAGGATTATCGGAATGTACTGCACAATCGCGGTAATGATCTGATTGATCGCATCGATAATAATCGGCATTGACGCAATCAAGACATTGACGATCGTTGTCAAAAATGTTCCGATCATCGAAATAAATGTCGGGATCTGCGCAAGGATGCCTTGAGCGATCTGTATAACAAAATTCAAAATATCCTGAATCATTGCCGGACCGTTTGTCTCGAAGCTTGCCATCAGCATTGTAAAAACGTTAATAAAAGCTTCTCGGATCAGCGGCAAACCTTCTTGGATAGCTGTCACGATTTGTGGAATAAAAGTTGATAATGTACTAATTAATCCTGGAATCCCCTCACTGATGATCGTTGCAATGACTTGCGGAAGTGCGCTGATGACGTTCACAATCATCGGAATGAGGTTCTTATTCAGGAACACACCGACGGACTTGACCAGTTCGTTTAGCGGTTGCTGAATATCCTCTCCCATTGCAAGCGCTCCGAGTAAGTTCTTCGCATTCGCTTTCATAGCGTTAAACGATCCCTCTAATGTCTCGGATGCTTCCTGCGCTGCAACGCCTGTCAGTCCAAGCTCTCCCTGAACAACATGAATCGCATCATACACATCGCCGAGATTATTGATGTCATAGTGAACGCCTGAAATCTTCTCAGCGTCCGCAAGCAACCTCTCCATCTCGGTTTTAGTACCACCATAACCAAGCTTTAAGTTATCAAGCATGGTATAGTTCTGCTTCGCGAATCCCTGATATGCATTCTGAATGCTCTCAATCGGAGTGCCCATCTTTGCAGCATTATCGGTCATATCCATGATCGCAGTATTGGCCGCCTCGACTGCTTTTGTAGTATCACCGCCGAATGCTTGCTTTAAGGACGCACCGAAGCTGACAGCTTGCTCCGCGTAATCATTCGCGGAAATACCGGCCTTTGCCGCTTCCTTCGCATATTGCTTCGCAGTTTCCGCAGCATCGCCGTAAATCGTTTCAAGACCGCCATACGATTGCTGTAGCTTTCCGCCTTCTTCGATCGCGCTCTTTATCGTGCCGACTACAGCCGCACCGATACCGGCAGCAACGATAGCTTTCTTGATACCGCTGGCAATACTCGATCCGGCCTTCTCTCCGGCTTCTTGGCTGCCTGGAGTAATCAGATCGCCGATCTTCTTCGATATGCCCGTTGCTTTCGGGACTATTTGAACATATGCTTGACCTAAATCAGACATCTCTTAAAAACCTTTTCCGTGCTTCTTCGAATTCTTCAATCGATGAGAATCCTGTTGATCTCTCTGGTAGCTTGTCTGTCATGAGTTCCCTGTACAATGTCGGCTTCTTCTTAGAGCCTGAGAGCGATGTCAAGATCAATGACAACGCATCCGCAACATGTACATTCAGGAATGTCGGAGCAACTCTACGCATCCCGGCAAGCTTCATTTTGATTCGCGAATCATCATGTAAACCAGCTGCAAGTGTTGCCAACGTCATGACCGGGAGCGATCTGTAATCCAGCACGTTATATGTCTCAGCCAAATCACAGATCACCGCATCCCGATCGATCCCAAACATGACAGCAAGCGTTATCAGTTTTTTGTCTCTTTTTCCGAACTTATGGCATTAAAGATATCTTTGATTTCTTCGCTGACATCCTCGACCATGACACGGCCTTTGCTGTTGCGTACATGATCATAGAGCTTTTTCTTTTGCTCTTTGCCGAGAATGTGCTCGATCATCTTCGGCAGCAGTAATCCATTTTCTTCGGCATCTGCTACCAATTCGATAAACTCCATGTCTTTTACTGCGTCCGGATCAATAGAAAACTTAAACCCTGTCTGCGTTGTGCCTTTTATCATTGTTATGCTCCTTTGCTAATAATTACTCGTCTCGCTGCTCGACAATGTACTCTTTGTGAGTATCCTCATCGTTTTCATCAGGCCATCCACCCGGATAAGCGGAAATAGTCAGCGGATAACCGATTACGGTATCATCTTTGTACTCGATATCTCCGACTTCTGTAACCTGACCCTGCGGAATGACAATACGTTTCATATGATCACCGAGAACCATCTCGACAACCCATGAAGCCACCGGAAGAACCTTCGAGTTAGCTTTGATTGTCAGCCCTGCAGCAAGTGTGCCGGATACGTTGCTATCGCCATATGTAGCCTTCAGGACATCTTCATTCATAGCTTCGATAAATGTGGCTGTGAATGTGTCGGGCTTCTCCGTCTGAAGATTTGCGACAACATCGCCGCCCCATGCTTTGATTGATTCGCTCTCCGCTGTGTTGGAATTGACAAGACCGTCCTCAGATACATATCCAAGATTCTTGAATGCTTCGTTGAGCGCAGTTGTTGCATCTGTTGGTAATGCCGTGCCAAGCGGAGCGCGATAAATAGCACCACCAATCTTCGGCTTTCCGGTGCTTACATTCGCCTGTGTACTCATGTTTTATACCTCCAAATAAGTGATCACATAAACACATTGATATCGATATTTCTTTTGCGTTGTGTCGGTGAAGTTATAATCACTATTCAGCCGACATGCGCTGATTGTGTTTAATTCGATCATGTCATCTAATGCCGCTTTGACTTCTTCGTTTAACTTTGCCGCATCGACAAGTGACTCCGCGTATGATTGAGCGGCAATAGTTGCCGTTTTCAACCTGTTTTCACGTGACGAACCTGTTTTCTCCAGAACGACATACCGCTTCGGCGGATTCGCTGGAACTTCCATTCTGACCGGAACTTGCAGCTTATTATTCAAATAGTTCAAAACGGTTGTTTCAATCATTGTGTTGCTCCTTACTTCATAGACAACCCAGCTGATCCGAGAGCCTTTAGAAGTGTATTGTTTTCGTAGTTATCATGCGCGGCCTTCCGTGAGTTCGGATAGATGTTTTCAACCGCGACAAAATTAAGTTTATATGTCTTGTGGTCATAATCGCTGCCAGCCGCATTCGCGACCGCTTCACCAGCGCGGGCAAGATGAGATTGCATCTCCGGTGATTTCATGAGTTCATTTAGTCCAGGAAGATTGAGCTTGAATACATTAGCCATACTTCTCCACCTTTACTTTTTTATTCCATGAAAGCGGGATCAGCGATTCGATGCCCTGCGTCGGTTCTCCATATGTCCTGAACGTCTGGCCAAAAAACTCAACCACCGTATCCGTCCATATGTGCGTATCGCCTTTTGGAATAGCGAGCGTATAAGCCAATCGTTTGCCATAAAGATTCAAATCTTGTATAGCCTGATCCGATGACGGTTCACCGATGAGCACGTTATCAACAGGAATAACTTCATCGGTATAGATCGGAGCGCCAAACTCATCAAATCCTGATTCGGTTTTGACATGCAATAAAACCGTAATCCCTCTCATGGCTGATCCTCCGGTTTGTAAACCATATCCTCAAGCGGACTATAAGCCCCGATCTGATTACCGCAGCCGAGCAGTTTTTTTTCGGTTTTGGATAAGTAAATCTCACCAACCGCACCACCCGAGCTAAGCGTCCAGCTTTGCGAATATCCCATTGCGGACATACTCCCCTGTGACGCGCCGAGAGGAATGTTCAGATCATTTCCATCACCAATCGCACGAATGACAACGCGGCATGATACAATCAGCTTTGCTTCGGCGCTTGCATCTGCGTTGTATGCGTCTATCAGAACCGCCGCATCATCAAGCATCGTTGTGCAAATGGACTGTTCCGATGTGGTCATTGTCCGCGACATGCGCGCTTGTACGTCTTCAACTGTTGCATATGCCATGACCAGACACCTCACTTCTTCTTTGTTGTCTTTTTAGCCTTCGGCTCGTTCTGCTTCGAAGAATCAGCGGCCAGCTTATGGCCAGCCGCTTTGTATTCATCTACTCGATCTTCCGAAACATACATGCATGAGCCGGTCAGCTTGTTAATCATCTCGACCATGCTCGACACCTCGCATTTAAGCTGTCAGCTTATTGAATACGGTTGTATCAGCACGGAAGCCGACTTCGATTTCTGCACGAACTGCAAACATGTTGCGCTGGAACAGATTAATCGTGCTGTTTCCGGAAGTAAGTGTCGCATCAGACGAGAAGTCGATCACGACGCCCTCAACCGTTCCGTAGACCGCCTGAGTCCAATCTCCGGCAACGCCGACTGTATTCGGAGTGCCAGCGACATATGCGCCTTTGCTGACAACAGTACGAGCACCGAGGACCATCGGGATAGCACCTTCTGCAACGCTGTTGATGAACAGAGGACGCTTATTGTCATCAACCGCTGCAAGCAGCACGCCCTTGCCCTGCGGGGAAAGAGCAATACCATTCAGTTCGCCGCCATGAGTAGCAATATCACCATCAGCAGCAACCAGACCGGCATATGCATTTGTTGCAAGGCTCTGAGCTGTTACGCTTGCGAATGTGTCAAAGTTGTTTCCAGGAGCATTGCCATTTCCGAAGACTGTACTGTCGAACTCCTGCGCAAGTGCGCCCGGAAGTCTGCGAACAAGTTCGTCATACAGACCAGCTGCATCACGTCTAAATTCGTTAGAGAACGGAACAATAACAGCCAGCTTGTACGCCTGCATGACCTTTGTCTGAAGACCCGGATTGGATACGGCCTTTTCGTTAGTCTCATCGACCCATGCAGCGACCGGATCAGATGTGATCACCGGAATAGTTGTGCCGCGTCCGGGGAGTGCAATCTGCCGTGCAAGCGTCATAACTGCCGATGCTTCCTGTGTTTTTGCAAGGATCTCCTGACTGACATCAGTCGGAAGTGCAATGTTTGTTCTGTTTGTGGGAATACCTGCCATTTTTATACCTCCAAAAAATTACTGTGCGTTGAACCACTCCGCGAATTCCTCACGGGTGGACCGCTTTCCTGTAGTTCTTACCTCGCCGCCGTCTTTAACATTCGGATACCCTGACGGACGCGAGAATTCTAAAATCTGCTTTGCTTGCGCTTTGCAAGCATCTGCATCGTCCCCTGTCAGTAAATTTGCTGGGACGCCTGTTTCCTTTGCGACCTTTTCGCGCATTTCACGAACGGTATTTGCTTTTTTTAATGAGTCAAGTTCCGTCTGTAGCGCGGTTGCGCGTTCTGTCGCTTTCTGCAACTCGGACTTTGATTCTTCTTCGATCTTGTCGAACTTTTCCGCTTTCTCCTTGAGCGCCGTATAATCGACATATTTCTCGCGCTCTCGCGATAAGCGATCCTGAACGATTCGATCAACATCAGCCTGCGTGAATTTAGCTTCTGCCTGATTTGTCTTCTGCTCCTGAGTTGCTTCGTTTGCCTGATTCACAGTTTCCATAAGTTACAACCTCCTATTGAGTGCATGACCATGCTTTTGCCGCATGTTGGCATGAAAAAAGCACGACCATAAGCCGTACGAATTTCCTGATATAAAATTATTTAATTGTCACTGAATATCTAACTCTTCCGCAGCTGATGATTCACGCTCCATCCGCTTCGCATAAGCTGATCGCTTTTGAGCGTTTATTTCTGCAGCGTTCTCATCATAAATCGTGCGACGAATCGAATTGATCTTCGCTTTTGATGAATATCCGTCTGCATCCTCATACATCTTGAGATATTCGTCCGGATCGTAGCCTTCAACATCCATACTCGAATCAAATCTAATTGCAAACGTGCAATCACAATTAGCATGGATATGTTCGGCATGATTACCCTTTAGCTGCGCCTTTGACGCCGGTTGCCATCCACGTGACGCAAGCGCAATACAAAAAGCGCATGTATCTCCGCGAGGAATCCACGCCCATTCTGCGCCGTCGCGGATCGCGTTTTGCATCGTTGTATCGACGCCAGCCATCTTAACCAATCTGCTAATCGAATTCGCGACAACATCTTCATTGTCTGTTTTCATTGTTCCGATCACAGACTTTGCGGCTTCGTCATAAGTGGCCGTTGCCGCCGGTTCCGCAGCTGGTAATGTCATGGCTGATAATTCGACAATAGCATCATACATTTCGCATGCGATCGCTCCTGCTGCCTCACCGTACTTTGTAGATAACGCATATCCAAAGTCAACACATGCCTGCTTTGCTATGTTATCGCCGCGCCAATCATGTGCAGCGAGGAATGCTTTCATTTCTTCGCCCGCTTTTTTATTGACCCGTCGCAATGCTGAGATGTATTTATTCCAAGTGCTATCGCTAATCTGCATTCGTCATATCCAATTCTTGTAGAATCGCTAACCCACGCTCGCGCTGTTCCTGCGCTTTGATCCGCCTGATATCCGCCTGGTCAAATCCGATCATTTCAAGGAATGTATCTGTTCCGGCAAACGATGACCGCGCTGATGCAATCTTAATAGCCGCATCCGCTGTCACTGCCACACTCGGCATCGCCGGATTCTTAAAGTGCGCAATCACATCGCGCTGTTCCGGAGCAAGACCTTCGATATTCGTTTCGTGCATGATCGCAAGAGCCATCATCGCAATCGTGCGAAGTGCGTCACCGTTTCCGGTATTAAGCTGCTCAGCCATTCCGACCAGTGTCTGAGTTTGCGCCAAAATCGCATCACTGGAAGTTGGATTTGCATCATTCACAACGCCGGTATCCGTGACAGATAACCCTGTTGCTGCGCTAAACTGCGTCGCAAGGATTCGAACCATCTCCACATGCGGAGCAATATTTCCTTGCATGAGCTGTCCAAATGTCGGCTTCTCTCCAGTTTCCGGATTAACTGTTGATGCAATGATTGACCCAACATACTGCTTGAACTTCTGATTCACGACCGCATCATATTGCTCATCAGTAACGCCAAGCAAATACTTCTGCGGGCTTGTCGAAAATTCAAGGCCGATCGTCGCATTCGCAATAGTTCTGACATATCCCTGAATGAGTCTGCGGATCGGTTCCTTGATCCTTGACCGCCCGAACGGCTTAGAGCTTGTCGCATTCCAAATAAGCGGCTCCATGAGCGGACGCCCCATCCGATGACGATGTTCTTCGGCATACCATCTATGACCATCTCGGCGCAAGACCCAGATGGATTCGTCAGTATAATAATTAACGATTGACGGATGCCATTCATGCTGATTTACGTCGCTTTGTTCGGAATCGATAATTGCAAATCCGCAATCAATGCGCCCCTTCTCTCCATTCCACATCGCCGCTGCTGTTGCCGGTGAATGAAAGCGAATCTTACAACCGATCGCGTCATCCGCTGATAATGTTGCGAATGTGCAGCCGAATTTCAACTCATCTCGACATGCTTTCATGTACTCCGCGATGAGGTTATTATTCTGAACAAAATCAGTCAGTTCTGCATCATCGGTTCCGTTCTCACCAACAAAACCATCGAACATCGATCGCGCTGCGAGAACATCAACCGTCTTCGCCCCCCAAGCACACCCGATCTCAAGACCGCGCATCCCCTCTGGAAGCGCAATCCCAAGATTTACTTCACCGAGTGTGACTCGGCCTTCATAATACCGTTCTTTTAGTGCGTTCTTTGATTGATGATGATGGTATATCTCAATCAATTCCTTTAACCGCACCGCCTCAACATACGGAAGATTTTCAACGTTTCGTGCCGAAAGATTAAATACCATAGCTGCTCCCTAACCAATCCGCATCTTCTTTGTCGGATCGCGTTTACTTGTTTTCGCGCCATATAACGCAAGTGCGCACGCCTCGATCGGAGATGAATTGTCACCGCCGAAGCCCCAACCGCCAGAGAATGGCCGCTTCGTTGCTTTTGTCGCACTTTCGTTTAGAATCTCTTGTTTTTTGTACCACGTCAGCGATCGCTCATTAACCGCATCTGTCAACATACCGACCGCCGCAATCATGTCTTTACTTGTTGGCTTAACAATCGACCCCTTTGCACGCCATACATCCGCGATCTTATCAATCAACACATCCACACCATTTCTGCCATCAATGACAACACATGATGCTTTTGCGTATCTCTGATTAAGCCAATCGGCAATCCAGCGGACACCATAAGCCATTGGCTTGATATCAATCAGCGATATCCTCGATGTGCCATCCTTGCTGATAACCGCTCCACATAAGCTGACAACGGATCCATCTGCCGAGAACTTGACTCCATAAGCCGTCTTGCCTTCCGGCTTCATTTCGAGCGATGCGCATTCTGTCCAGGCGTCCTTATCGATTGCATGATTAATTGATTTTTGCACAACAAGCGGCCACCAACCGAGCCTCTCGCGAGCAAATCCAGCAAGACTCATGTTTTCGAATTCGTTTCGAATCGTCTTCTCTGCAATCCGATACCCCATCGCCGGATTAGTCATATATGCCAACTCAACAGCCTTATCAGCTGTGATGTCGCTTTCGAAAATCTCTGCCCCGTCAACTGACCATTCGAGCCACCATGACTCGCCCGGATCATCCGAGTGCGCAACTTCGTGCATTTTCGGAAACACTGTGCCATGACAAGCTGGGCCAGGCGGAGTACCAATGAAGATCTGCTGAGGCATCTTCTCCGTATCTTGAACATCAGCTGATGCTGAGATAACCGGCAACATAGCCTCCTGTTGCTCATCAGTTAATTCCTGCGCTTCGTCTATGATGATGACAGAATATGTACCGCCTCGCGATCCACTGTTTGTCCGCGTTGCGAATTCTATACATCCGCCATCATGACCATCACCATTGTCATCAAACCAATCTTTGAAGTAGATTCCTTCGTATCCGCGAACATGACTTACACTTTTTACATCCGTCGCAAATTCCGGATAGCGTTCCGGATTCTCGAAAAGATCACATAATGCTTTAAACATCTTATTCGTTGTCGTACTATGATGCGCTGAGTACAACACTTTGCGATGCTCAAAATCTCCCATGTATGCGGCATAGAACCGTGCAGCGTAGCTTTTGCCGTTTTGCCTCGGCTTTGACATGCCTATCGTTAATGCAGCCGGTGACCCGTCTTCGTTCCGCGCAAGCATTAACTCAAGTTCATTCTTTTGCGACGGATAAAATGTAGCGCCTCCGTCTTCGGTGAACATGTCTACAACATCCCGTCCCCATGAGTACGAATACTCACCGACACGCTCGAATGTTGGTTCCTGATTACCGGTTCTCATGCTTCTGCTTCAGACGGTCATGCTTTGAGATCTTTTTTTCTTTTGGATCAGGAAGCGAATCAAGCTCCGCCATTACTTCCATTAACCGCTTTGAGTTGGCGGCCATATCACGACCGCTCTCGCAGCTGTCAATAGTTGCGGCCAGCTTATCCCGCAATGCAATCAATGTTAATCGTTTATCTCCACTTTTTGCGGCCTCTACGAGGTTTGTCACGTCCAATACCTCCTTTACTTTATGCCGTGATTAATTATCATTCCAGGTGGAAAAGCACCACGCTCTGTTCGGCGCTGGCGCTGATGGGTCCTCTGCGACCACTCGAGGGGATCACTCCCCAGCCATACCACATACATTAGTATTCACCAATCACCATCGCTTTGATTTTCTTGTTTAAAAATTTGAACGGTTGTTTTATTACTTTTTGCAGCATTACAACAATAATGAGCAGCTTGAAGATTGTTCCAGTCCTGCGCCGCCTCAGCCGGAGAGCGGTATCCAAATTCTTTGTATCGTGAAATTGGTTTTATTTCGTCGATCACAAATGATAGAGGATGCCTGGCATCGGAGGGTTCATCATAATGAATCGGTCCAAGTCTTCCGCCACAGATCCCACATGGCGCATCCATTGCTTTGAACCTTGCCCTATGCTTCCGACGGAGGGTACCGTTCTTGTACCGGGGGTTATTTGACATCGGGGTTATTTTTGCCGCCCCGGTTATTTGATCCCAGGGTTATGATAATCAGGGTCAAGCATATAATGGCGGTTATAATTATTGCTGTCATGTCATGTTCTCCTTTGCGAAATTTACATAATAAAACCACCGTGATCGGGGAAGCAATCACGATGGCTCTGGGGAGTAGAAATAACTAAAAAAGAGGTAAAGCAAAGCTCTAAAGTATAGTATTTCCTTATACCATTTTTATAGCATATCTACTGACATTTGTCAATATGTTGTGTTATGACAACTTTTGAATCGCAATATGATGTAAACGGTATACATGTCGCTCAGATATATTGTGGTACTTTGAAACAAATCGGAGCACGTCCGGCCACTCGAGCGATTCACCAGTTCGAGGATCGCGTGATAGGTAACGTAGATACAGGATATGTCGTGCAGCGCATTCCATGTTGGCTGATTGAATCTGCTGGATAGCCTCAAGCTTTAATGCTACATACTGATCAATTAAGCGATTGACCCTCCGTTCCTCCTGATCAATGAGGCAGAACACGGATTCAAGTTTGTTCTCCGGCATTGGCTTTGATGCGCCAGTGTCATCATATCGGATCGCACCGGGAAACGCCTTTTGCTTGAGCTGTTCGATATGCAGCAGTGCGCCGTTGATCCGGTCGTTTAGTTGTCGGATGTATTCGAGATCAGCACGGTTCATGGTTAAGCACCTCGAAGCAATAAGGTTATCACGACACCGGCACCGATGATCAATAAGGCAAGCGCTGTTAATGATGCAATGCGTCCGCCGTATACCAGGACTGTGAAGTCGAAGTCGATAAATAGAATTGCTATGATGATGTAAATGATGTCTTGTTTCATTCTCGGATCATCCTCTCAAGATTATGAAGTGCTGCCTTGATGTTTCGGATCTTATGTTTCAGCTCCGGAAGTTCTGCGGTGTATGTTTCATAAGTTGTGAACCGCTCACTACATTCGTTGCATTGATGGCGTCTGCGCTTAATGGTTCCATCCACATTCATACGCGTATCAATAACAAATGTATTCAGGCTATCGCAATACGGACATTTCATGATTGGTTACCTCCTGATCACATCCACGAACAAACAACCCCGATCACCAATAGGATGATTAATAGTGTCAGTAAAAAGATCATGATTTACCTCTCATATCCGCTCCGCAGTTAGGGCAGAAGTTTGCATCACCACGTCCTGCATTTACACCACTAAAGTCAAGTGTATTTCCACATTCAGAGCATACTCCCCACACTCTCTTAATAACGAATCCGTCTGTTTTGATTATCCACTTTCCCTTGACATTCTCCCGAACATCGGCGGTTGGCTGTGCATCAATGTCTCTCCAGTAAACCACGCCACCCCTGTTGCCGTGTCGTGGTAGATTGTCAGCGTCAATGTATCTTGGCATTGTTATTCCTCCGCTTCATGCACTCATCCGTCCCTTCAAAACTCATCCATGAAACTTCCATACACTGGTTACTGCTTTTCAAATCTTTAACAAGCTGTCCTCGGAAACATTCCTCTGGGCAATCATCCGCGTGATCTAAGCAGTGTTCATAGTCGTGGTTCATTTTTCTTCTCCTTTAACATTCTGCCTGTTTAAATACTTCTGAAAGCTTGTCAAACTGAATTGCAATCCAGTCAATTAATTCTTCATTCATTGCAAATTCGCACTGGTCGGACAAACCGCTTTCATACATCATTGCATGTATGATTTCGTGTCTAATAACCTTATTCCTGAACTCATCAAGGTCAGCCCAGCTGTCATTACTTTCTATCAGGTCAGAAAAGTTTGAAACAATAATTTGCTTAACCGATGGGTCGCAATATCCATAGTTATCTTTTAATTTTGGGTCTTGTTCTTCGGACATTACCGTTATCTCATACTCTGTTCCGAGAATACTAACTTTACCGTAAATCATGATTCTTCTCCTTATTCTCATATCGACAGACATTCCAGATACACTGCCTTCTCTCTATGTATATACCATTACGAACCATTTCAGCTTCTGCCTTTGTAAGTATTCTCATTGGTATCGGTATAAACCATCGGCATGTATTACAATCAGGTGTCATGATTCTTCTCCTTTGTACGGTTCAGGTAGTGGCATCCATGCAGTTACGATGTTTACTCCGCATGGTTCGTCTTTTATTTTTAAGCATCCGTGACACCATTGCGTCCACCATTCATGATCTTGATAGAATCCTTTGTAAACTTCTACGTAATCGTCTTCCGTATCAAAAACCGTAATCAATACTTCGTTGTCAGTTTTTGGCAACCTCTCACTGCATGGAATCCATTGTTGTGCGGATGGTAACTCTTGTATGGTTTTTCGGATTCCTCTTGCGTTCCACCAAGTAGCATCAACCGCATCAATCGCCGCTTTTCTGAAAATCAAATCGTCATTCGGAACATTTTGTGCGGATTTCCCTGTTCGTTTTGGCGTTTCTGCGGGTGGAAGAGTCCTTATCATGTCAATTATTGCGTTAATTACCGATGGCCTGATTTCCACATCCAATTCAAAAAACGAATCAATCGCCGCCTGTCTGCTTATTAAATCATCCATGTCTTTCCCTCCACTTCGAATATTTTAGATAATTTGCGGTAAGCCTTGCGAATCCGCCTCTTCGTCCCGCGCTTCTTCTTCCTCGGGAATTTCCATTCTGTCAGTGTGAACTTCGGCATGTTTAAAATCTTCGCCCATACTTTCTTGTCCTTTTTTGTCAGGGCGACCTTCACCGTAAACTCGATATCTTCTGCAATGTGAACAAGCGGCGGTTCAGGTGTCGGTGATTCTGTTATCGTGTTGATCTCCGTCACATTCCCGAGCGGTGTCGGTGTCCCGTCACTTTTCATCACCATTAAATATCCGTTCATCTTCGTTCCTCCTATTCCACATCTCAACAGCTTCATGTTCCGGCATAAGCTTCGTTTCCACTCCGCACTTCGGACACTCAATAAATATCCGATCCTCTTTGATGTAATTAACATTGATATACTCGCACCCGCAGAACGGGCACGGTTTCAGATCCTTTTTCATGCTTCAACCTCCTTTTTCTATTCTGTTCAATTCTTCCGCAGCCTCGAACACTAACCTCAAGGCCAGCTTGTCATGCTCCGGATGCTCGTCAACAAGCCGGGCTGATTCGTCCACCAGATCACTCCACTGCTTATCTGTCAGCGGCATCATCTCGGCATACTTCCGGAACAGTTTCCAGGCATCGGTCCATAATGTGTGATATGATTTCAGATTTACCATTGCTTCTCTCCCTGTTGCCGATGTTGCCGACGTTGCCGATAAAAACCTATATGTTATATATTTTTTATATATATATTTTTTTAAAAGTGTTCTAAAGAATCACTTTTTACGGCAACAACGGCAACAAACGTGATAACCATGCGGTTTTGAGGTGTTGCCGATCGTGTTGCCGATCGTGTTGTCGTCAACACTAATCGAAAGGAATTTCATCATTTTCGGCATCAACAAATGATGTTTTGCGTTCATAACATCGTTGCACGCCATATTCTCGGCAACGTTTTTTGCCAACAGATTTCCAATCGGCAACATTGTTTTTCATGATCTCATGTATTGAATTGATATCCCTTCTCGACGGCTTGTCATATTCATGGCCAAGCGCCTCTCGCCACAGCATTATTGCGCAAACACAATCTACTTCGGTTTGTGTATCAAGATAATTTTGAATCAATCCAATGTCCGGATCCTCTTCAAGATATGCCGTCTGCATCTCCAACGCGGCATC